TTTGTGGATGCAATCAAAGAGTATGCTCTTGAGTTCCTGAACTATCGGATTCCTGATCCGGAACAGCAGACAGAAATTTTTGGTGAAGATTTGCAGAGTTGAAATAAAGTTGTATATTTGTCACAGCGAAATTAAATAGAGTATGACTTTAAAATCAGTTTTAACGAATAGCCCTCACAGGCACGCACCCCTCAGGCTGGAGAAACTCAACTCCTACGCACCTGGGGGCTTGCTGTTTGTGGGGGCTTTATTTTAATGCTATGGCTGAAAATAAAAGATCATTTCTGCTTTATACCGATATTTATTACATGGTAGAGAAGCTGACAGACGAAAAGTCAGGCCAGTTATTTAAACATATTTTAGCGTATGTTAATGATAAAAATCCAGTGACTGATGATGTAATTTTGCAGATCGCTTTTGAACCTATAAAACAGTCATTGAAAAGAGACTTGCGTAAGTATGAGATTATCAGAGAGAAACGAATATTGGCAGGACAAGCAAGTGCCAACAAACGTCAACAAGTGTCAGCAAGTGTTGAACAAAATGAACAAGTGTCAACACATTCAACCGTAAGTGTAAGTGATAGTGTAAGTGTAATAAATATATCTTTTGATGTTTTTTGGGAGGCTTATGGTAAAAAAGTGGGGAATAAAAAACTTTGCATTAAGAGATGGAATAAATTAAAAGATCAGGAACGTCAGACAATAATTGATACACTACCTTCGTTTTTAAAATCGATTAGTGATAAGAAGTATTTGCCATATCCAGAAAAATATCTGAACGAAAGAAGATGGGAAGATGAAATATCTATACCTCCAGTAAAGAATAATTCACCCGTGACTCCCGCTTATATAATCCCAGGATGGCAATCAAGATGACAGAACAAGAATTACAACAAATCATTTATAACAAACTCTCAGTTTGGTTTCGTGTAGAGAGTGAAGTTTGGTCAAGTTGTCATACCAGGCGCATTGATCTTGTTGCAGCGCATAAATCCGATGTAAATTTTGCTTATGCAATTGGTATTGAGGTCAAGAAATTTGAATCAAAGACTGGTAAGGATATCGCTGAATGGTTAAAACAAGCAGCGAGATATTCAGAATTGATATGGCAGAAATATGGCAAGATTATGATTATTGTCGCGCCTCAAATGTCCGGATATGTTTTTGAGGAAGGACAATTAACCGATAAGGGACACTTAAAAGACGGACGACCTACACCACACCACAATTTCAGTACATTCCTGGGGCAATTTAATATCGGAGAACTTCAGACGTACATTTACAAATCCTATCGAGACAATAAAGAATACAAACGCATGAGAATTGTGTTTAAAGGTTCTCCAATATGGGATGAGACATATGATGAGTTTAATTACGATGCTTACAATAGAGTATGCAAACGGTAACTATATTTCAGAAAGTAACTGAGGTTAATAAGCCTTATCATGTTCCGGTAAGCGTTATAGTTGATCGTATCAGAAGCGGTAAAGATCGTGTTATTACTGATATGCTTCGAATGGAACCCGATCCTGAACGTAGGAGAAAAATCAAAGTAAAGATTCCGGCTATTTGTTTTTCTGGTATATTTTCAAAACACGCTAATGATGCCTGTGTGAAACACTCAGGACTTATTGCTATTGATTTTGACCATTTAGGTGAACGTCTGCCGGAATTACGTAAGCGACTTGAATCTGATCCATATACTTTCATTTTATTTTTATCTCCTTCTGGTGACGGACTAAAACTTGTGGTAAAGATTCCGGACAGTATATTGACGCATGAGTTTAGCGCACGAGCTTTAACTGATTACTATGCAGATGAACAATTAGATGAATTTAGGGATATTGCAAGATTCTGTTTTTCAAGTTATGATCCAGATATTTACTATAATCCGGACAGTAAGATTTTCACCACAATAAAAGAAGAACAGATAATCAAAAAGGTTATCCGCACTTCTGGACCGCTTACAGACAGTCATGAGATACTTGCAAAAATAGAAGAACGATTTACGGAAGAAGGTAAATTTTATGCAGANNGGCATATCATTGAACGAAGCAATATCACTTGTGTCTTTCAAATATCATAATGCAGCATCGACAGTTGATATGAAAGACTTTGAGAAGATAGCAACAAGTGTTTATAATAATTATTCTCATCAGTTCGGCAGTTGTACTTTTAACGGTAAAGGTGATGCGATTGAAACTATTACACAAAAGATTGTCAAAATAACTGATTTGGCAATTGATCTGCCACTAAAGGATGTAGTTTACCTGGATGCCGTCAGAGATAATATGCTTGCCACGTTTCATAATGGTCGCAGTCGGGGAGAATCTACTTATTTTGATACATTGGATGAGAGATTCAGATTCAAACGCGGTGAGATTACTTTGATGCACGGTATAATGAACCAGGGCAAGTCAACAATGATGATGCAACTCTGCCTTATTAAGTCTGTAAAAGATGGGTATAAGTGGGCGTTTTTTTCTCCGGAGCAAGACCCGCCTTCAGACTTCTATGATGATATTGTGCATATGTATGTCGGCAAAAGTACACTGCCGTATTACAGTAACCAGATGACCGAAGAAGAGTTTATTCGTGGAATGGATTTCGTTCGCGATCATTTCTTTTTTATTTACCCAGAAGATGACAGTCCTACGCCTGAATATATAAATTCACGATTTGAGGCTGTAATCTATAAACATCATATTGATGGGTGTGTGATTGACCCATATAACCAACTTGACAACGATATCCGAAAAACCGGAGGACGTGAAGATTTATATCTCAGTTCATTCCTGAGTCAGCAGAAGCGATTTGCACAAAGACACAAGCTGTTTATGTTTGTTGTGGCACATCCAAAAGGAACGGTAAAAAGAAACAACAATGGAGATTTCGAGGTTCCTGATGTATATGATCTTGCCGGTGGTGCTATGTGGGCTAATAAATGCGATAATGTTATTTGCACCTTCAGACCTTATCATCGGTCTGCTCCTGAGAATAGAGATGTAATATTTTACAGTCATAAGATAAAGAAACAACGTCAGTGCGGAACGCCTGGTGAAGTGAAGCTACAATTTGATCCGTCAACAATGCGTTATTATGAGAGCAATATGTTGAGCCTTCGTGCTAATCCATTGGAGGATGCACAAAAAAGAACAATAGCTAATCCTGATTTATTTATTGAAAGCAAAGAATCATGCCCGTTTTAACACAACAAGAATATCACAATCTTAAAAATTGGGTTCGATACGATATGGAATCGGATAAATTAATTGAACTGACACATAAGCAAATTGATGCTTTCAAAATACTTATTATTGAAGAATATGGATGGCCTTCATTTACGCTAAACTTTTCAAAGGATATGAAACACATCATAAAAATAGAGCTATGAAAGAATCTAAGCCCCGCCTAAGTCCACGTATGGCACGTCAGATAGCAAAGAACCTGATGCTGCGACTGGACATTGAAACACTTGTACTTCATCCTGACAGCCCTGAATCTGACCGGATACGGGATAAGTACCTGAAAGAGATAACGAAACGCAACGAACGAGAACAATCAGCACGGAACTAAAATGGAATATTCGGAATTTTTAAAGCAAAAGCAGCACAGTTCTATTGATTATGGAATTAAGCCTGAATTTATGCCTGATAGTATGTTTGACTTTCAAAAGCACGTCGCCGACTATGCAATAAGAAAGGGCCGGGGTGCGGTGTTTCTTGACACTGGGTTGGGTAAAACCATCATTGAATTGGTTGTTGCAACTAATTACGTAATGGCAACAAATAAGCCGGTACTAATAATTACTCCGTTGGCTGTTGCGGCACAACATCTAAAGGAGGCCGAAAAATTTGGCATCCCAGACGTGGAGCATACAAGGGACGGCAAGTATAAAGGCAAAATTGTTTTGATCAATTATGAACGTCTACACTATCTTAATTCATCGGACTTTGATTGTGTGATATTGGATGAAAGTTCAATCCTTAAAAACTTCGACGGTGCAATAAAAAACCAGATAAATGCCTTTTTGAGAAAAGTAAACTACCGGTATTTATTCACAGCTACACCGTCACCAAATGATTATATTGAACTTGGCACAAGCTCAGAGGCGTTGGGATATTTGGGTTATATGGATATGCTTGGCAAGTTCTTTAAGAATAATCAGAACAACGTCGCAAAGATTAGTCAGATATCAAAGGCACGGCAGGGAGAGAGTTTTTATTTAAAACCTCATGCAGAAAATGATTTTTGGCAGTGGGTTGCATCCTGGTCCATATCTGCAAAGAAGCCTTCCGATATCGGATTTGCAGATGATCGGTTTATACTTCCGGCACTTCACGAGGTTGAAACTATATTGAGAAACGAAAATCCATTGACTATTGACGGACAGACAAAACTATTTGCCATGCCTGCCGTTGGGTTCCATGAGATCAAACAGGAGGCCAAAGCAACAATCAGACAACGTTGTGAAATGGCAGTTGAAAAGGCCAACCAACATGATATATCGGTTTATTGGTGCAACTTGAATGATGAAGCCGACGAGCTAATGAGATTGGATCCGACTGCCGTTGAGGTCCGAGGCAACATGGATATTGATAAAAAGGAGGATATTCTTCTCAATTTCTCTGCCGGAAATATAAAAAAACTGGTCACGAAAACAAGCATTACGGCCTTTGGGCTGAACTGGCAGCACTGTAATCATACAACCTATTTCCCGACTTACAGCTACGAACAATACTATCAGGCTATCCGTCGGTTTTGGAGATTTGGACAGACACGGCCCGTTACTGTTGACCTTGTTTTGTCAGACGGTCAGGAACGGATTATGCAAAGTCTGATTCATAAAAAAGACAAGGCTATAAAGATGTTTGAAAAGCTGACCCAACAGACCAATAAGGAATTTAAAATAGATACAAAGGGGTACGATAAAAATTTAATAAAACCTATGTTTATATAATTTGTTTCCCATTGTATAATATACTATATTTGCCATTATATAAATAATGACATGAAATATTATAAAACAATTCAGGTAGACAAAAAACAGGTCAGGCTTCATAGATATTTAATAGAGCAGCATTATGGGATAAAATTAAATAGAAATGAATTAGTTCATCATATTAATGGTGATATGCTTGATAATCGGATAGAGAACCTTGAAATTATTACACGATCTGAACACAAAAAGAAACATCCTGAAATAGGGAGAAATACGAGATTTAAAAATAAGTATAAATTTATAAAAAGTGAGATAATGAGTTTATATGAAACGCATACAATACAACAAATAGCTGATTATTATAATTGTTACCCGATGACTATATGGTCATTTATGAAGAAAAACAATATAAAGACAAAAAAAAGAGGAAGACATGAAAGTTAAAGATCAGGTTCACGATGCTAATTATAGCATTTATAATTCAGACTGTATGGACGTAGTTTCTGAATTACCAGCAAATAGTATTGATTTAGTTATATATAGCCCTCCATTTTGCGGACTTTATAATTACAGTTCGGACCACAGGGACTTTTCAAACTGCGAAAGCCGTGACCAGTTCATTCAACAGTATGAGTTTCTAATTTCCGAACTCGCACGGGCAACAAAACCGGGCCGTATCAATGCTGTTCACGTCGAGGATATTCACGATAATACCGGAAGGCTATGGGACTTTCCGGGTGAAGTTAT